GTTCCAACGGGTCCATAGGAGGCAGCATCAGAAATAACTTGTTCTGTGCTATCCGCAAACTTCTGACCAGCAGCAGCCACGAATTGTAGCATCTGGTATAGAGTAGAGGAAGGCTCTTTATAGGGAAGGGGAACAATAGCCTTTGATAAATCTACACCAATCGCTTCAACCTCCTTGAACTCGCCAGGAGATATAGGATCGTTTTCATTAACCATCCTAACCCCCTTGGCCTTAAAACCTCCAGGTAAATTGGCAAATTGCCCCGCATCTATAAGGGAACGCATTGCTGCGGTGGCACTCATAGTCAAATTACCAAGGAAGTGAATAAGACCTAATCCATAGAATCCGAAGCCAGGAACGAACTTATAGTGTACAAAATGATCTTGTTTTTCTTTCGTTGGATCGTCCTGCTTATAGTTTCTACGAATACTTAGTACTTGTGATGTTTTCTCATCAACTGTTATAATATAAGGTAAAGGTTCGTTATCATCTTCTAAATTAAGATAACAATGTTGTTCCAATAAAACATATTGTGGATCATTTTCATAACTTGGTGTTAATCCAATAATTGTATCCATTTTTTCTGTAAAGGAAGTAACATTAAATTGGGATGGATAAGCTAATTCCAAATCTCTATAAATTCCTGCATTTATATCTCTTTCAAATTCAACAGGACTACGATAAATAATATGTGTTGCTCTTTCTGATCCTCTTAAATCAGAAGCAAAGTAAGAGACATAAAATTGATCAATTGGAATAAATTCAGAAACAGGACGTTTTAATACTGAGTTATAATATACTTTTTTAAATGCTGATCCTATTAATGGAAGATGAAACAACATTCTTTCAAATTCATCAAAGTATTCTGGCATCTGTTCTGTAAGCTGATAATTCATAAAATTTTGAACACGGTTGGCTTGCATCTGTTTTTCTTCAGTTGCTTTACCAAGAATATTAGTTTTTATAGGACCAGCAGAAGGAAATAATTCTTGTGAAGCCTTTGCCTGAAACTTAACGGCAGACTCTATTAAAAGGGGATGTACGGCAGTACATGCCCCCTCAAAAGGATCAGTACCTTCCTGTAATTTAAGACCAAGAAGATCAAAGCCTCTTTCAAACATTGATTCCCAATCTGCTCTGGAATCTTTATCAGCATTAAAGTTTGTTACAACATCATGACCAATCTTTTGTAATTCCTCTTCTTCCACATCTTCGGCAAGATTTGCATACCATTCTTTAATATCTTGTCCTGCTTGCATTTCAACTTCTTCGGAAAAATCTACAACAACTCCTCCATCACTAGGATCAACTTCAAAGGTAGCTGATGTTTGTTGTTCAGACGTTGAGGGAAGATTGACAATATTACTTGTTGCTTCCGTTATTGTTTCAAAAGGATTCTGTTCTATAGCCATTTTATATTCCTAATTGCGCTTTTATTAAAGGAGAATTTTCCAAAGGATCATCCATAACTTCTCCTCCTTCGGCTCTTTGAGGAAATATCTGTCTTAATAGCGCATCTAATTGAGGTGTTGACTCAGGTTGAAAAAGTTCCTGTTTACTTAAATCTACATCAACACCAGGAAGATTTGGTATATCTTTATGGGTCAAAGATGTTCGTGTAAAAGGTCGTGGTTCAACTTTTGGGGTAACCGGACTATCTTTTTGTAAAAATTGTTGATTACGTGTTAATGGGGCAGGTTGTAAATTCCAAGCTTTACTTGGAAAGAGAGGACTTTGAGTTATAGGTAAACCTCTATATAATTCTGCTTCATCTTCTTCTCCTCTTCTAGCTATAGTATCCGCATATTGTTTTTCTTTTATGGCTTTTGTAGCCGCATCTCTTGTTTGTTGTGATAGATTAGTTCTTTCTGGTCGAAAACGAATTCCTCTTTTAGTAGCATTTGGATCTTGATGTGGAGATATTGGGCCTGATAATACATCAGAAATAGTTTTAGGATATACTGGAGTAGGATCTAATGAAGGATCTAATAATTCATCTACGGGGGCTTTTGGAAGAGGACCAAGTGGTTGTCTTTCTACTCTTCTTTTCCATGAATCCGGTCTGGTCCATCGACTTTTATCTGGCTGATTCAAACCTCTTAGACTAGGGTTTAATGCATCATACAAATTCCCCTGTGTTGTTTGTTTCAGAGGTCCAAAAGGCATCCTTTTATCAATACCTTCAAATATATCTGCCTGAGTAGGAGGGCGATTCTTGGCAAAAGCATCTGCCTGAGTTTTATCAGTTTGTGTGCTTCCCAGTTTTTTATATGATTCTGTAACTGGTCCAGTTATTTTTTCATAATCAGGACGTAAACCAGGAAAAGGATTTTTATATCCAAAGAAACTAGCTAGACGATCTGTAACTCCCTTACCTGTTTTTCTTGTGGGAAGTATTGGAACAGATGTGGCTTTCTTTTTAGGTGTGATACCTAAAGCATTACTAACATCTTTTATTATTCCTTCAACCGAACTTTTTCCTATTTTATTCATTGCAAAACCCATTAAAGATGATGCTGCTCCAAATGGACCTCCAAGTGCGCCTCCGATGAATATTGGTGCAGCTTCCATAACTCCTTTAATTGTATTAAAATTCATTAACTCATTAACATCTTTTGCATTCATATCTTTTGTTAATCCATATTCAGCAGGGGTAACACTTGGAAAGTTACTGAAAATACTTCCAACAGTTTGTCCAGGTTTTGCATTATCAAGTTCTCTTCTTATATCATCATGAAATCTATCATCAACACCTGCTTTTGCTAATTTCATAAAGTTATCATGTTCTTTTTCATAAACAGGAACAGGAGTTATATATTCATTTGGATAATAGCCCATACCATGCAAAGGCATATTATTTTCTTTCATTATTCCTAAGTATTTACTTAATTGGTATGGTTCCATCTTTTCTTCTGCTTCTTCCAAAACTCCTTTAAATTGTCTGGAAGCTTTTAAATCTTTATCTCTAACCTTATCAAAGAAGGGATCATATAACATTCCCAAACCTTCACGAGAAGCCCTTCTTTCTAACCTTCTTTGATTCTCTCGCCAGGGATCAGGTAAACCTAATTCTTCCTCAGTTAATGCTTTGGCTCTTTGTTCTAAATAACTCCATGTTGTTTCAATTGGTCCCGCTCTTGAGTGTACTGCTGTTGGTGGAGCTTTTCCTTTTGCTGGATCAAAATCCCATTGTCCATGACCAACTTCTCCTTGTCCTGGACCAGTTGGCGCTCCCTCATCTACCTGGTCCTGTCCACCTGTTCCACCTGTTCCACCTGTTCCACCTGTTCCAGTACCTGCTCCTGGATCACCAGCGTAACCACCTTCATCATCATATCCTTCAGTATCATAAATAGGAATACCATGTGAACCTTTCACAGGTTTACCATAACCTCCTAATTCTTTAAGAGCTTGTACTTCTTTATCATTAATCCAGGCAAGATTATGTGGTTTTTTCTTGGGACCAAAATACTTTGTTTTGTTAAGATCTGATAAGCCAGCCATATTATTCCCCTGTAGTGTTCCTCTATTATACCACACTTATGCAGCAAAGTTCCAATAAGTTGCTTTTTTTTCTTTTGGTTCGTTTTCTTCCCATTCAGGATCTTCAGGATGGGACAAATGCCAGGAATCTCGCATATAGTGTATTGCCATTACCAAAGCATCCACCTGATCATCATGAGCCGCATTTGGAAACTTTAATAATTCATCTATAAGATCTTCCGACCATTTCTTACCAACAGGTATCCAAACTCTTCCAGCTTCAATTAAAGGACTTGCGGAATAAACTCTGGATATTTTATCCCTGTCGGGAATATATTCCTGAACGGGAAGTCCTGATCTACGCATATCCTGTAACAATGATTGCCCACTCGCTTTTTTTTCAATAATGCAAACATCTGGACTATTTTTGTTATAAAGTTCATGCGCTTTTCTTCTTAGATCAGGATATTCAAACCTTTCTTTCACATTGCTTAAAAGAATAAGATTTGATATAAAGTCTTCCCGCCCTTCTTCATCATGATCATACATGGAGAATATACCCCATGTTTGTATTACACTGTAATCTGCTGTTGTTTTAGTGGAGAAAGCAGTATCGTATGTTTGTATGATAAAATCACAGATAGGGGGTTCATCATCTACCCAATCTTTTATCCATTTTCTTTTTATTAAACCTCCCTCTTCAGGAGTAGGGTCTTGCATATATAACGAATTCCAGTATCGACTACCATTACTTGCTTTAATTTCATTTTCATCTATTTTTAAAACTTCATTTGTTTTCCATTCAGGGAAATAACTTGAACCTTCTTCCATTCCAAGCATTTCCGAAGATTCTTTATCTAGCCAAGCAGGAATTTTTACTACTTCCCAGGGAATTGTTTCGTATTCATCCATTTCTTGTTGTTGTTTTAAAAGCCATCCGCATAAATCATCATAATGATAACGAGTATTAATTATAACAATAGAACCATTAGGCATAATACGAGTTCGTAAACCAGCAGGATACCATTCCTTCACATAACGCCTTCCTGCTTCTGAATAAGAATCTTCTTCGGACATTACATCATCAAGTATAGCTATATGTGCGCCACGACCTGCTATCTGAGAGCGAACACCTGCGGCATAATAGGTTCCATTTTGATTTGTCTTCCATTTACCAGCGGCCCGCACATCACTTCGCAGGGAGACACCCTTGAATATATTTGTAAATTTTTCAGTATTAACAATATCTCTCACACTTCTACCAAAATCGCTGGATAGCTGATCACTATGAGAGACAGTAAGAATTTCATGTTCGGGATTTCTACCAATATACCAAGCTGGAAATAGTTTTGAACATATTACAGACTTTGAAGATCGTGGTGGTAGAAAAACCATCAATCTTCTAATTTCACCTGCTTCAAGTTTTTTAAGTTTATCAGAGATAAGTTCTATATGTCTTCCCATTCTCCAATCAGAGACAAGTGTTGGAGCTATTAGACGTACAAAAGTTAAGAAGTCCTCTTTAGAACTTTCAAGGACTTCCATTTCTAATACACTATTAAGCTTTACAAGAGAAGCTAAATATTCTTGATCATTCTCTATAAACATGTATAGTATTATAACATACTTTTTAGAGCATTATGTAAGTCTAAGAAAAATAATAATAATAATTTTTAAAGATCTTAAAAGATAGGTGAAAATTTGTAGATTTTACCCCTTGTATTTTTGGTAAATATGTCACACCCCTCTCATATATATGAGAAAAAGATAAAAATTTTTTGGATAGGGTATATATTTTAGAAGCATATAATTACATATTTAATTTTAACAGATACCTT